ATGGACGCTAACCCATTACCTAAAACTATTGCTGATTATCTGAAGAAGCACGGCGAAATAACGGATGACATGATTAATATTCTTTTAAATATTTCAGTCTCGAATGCTATTAAAGATTGCTTAGATTTATTTCCGACATGGGACGATATCTCTCTGAATCGTAGAATGGCGCTGATAGATTTCGTTTTTCAGCTAGGCAAAACAAGAGCCAGTAAATTTGTTCATACCATCGCCGCGATAAATACCGGACGTTGGGAAGACGCGGCAGAGAACATGAAAGAAAGCGCGTGGGCAAAACAATGTCCCAAACGGGCGCAAGAAATAACTGATTTAATTGAGGCTGGATGATGTCAAGATTTTTAACAGAACTGGACGCTAAACTTAAACCCTGTAGCGACAGTATTTGGGTAATCGAAACACCGTTGATTTACGAGTCCGATCTTGTAGGCTTAATTGTCGTTCCTAAATGCTTTGAAACAGACTTTGCCAGCGTCCCCAGGATTCCTATTGCTTACATGGCTTTCGGGGACAGGGCGCACAGGGAGGCCGTTTTGCATGACTATCTTTACCGGATTGATTCAGAGCCAAAAGTTTCATTCATGCAGGCCAATAAAGTATTTTTGGAGGCGATGACATTAAGAGGTAAGGGTTTTTTCACGCGATGGGCGATGTATATGGGGGTGGTTGCGGGCGGATATTTCAGTTTTCATAAAAAGAAAGTAAACGATCAAATTTAAAAGGAGAAATCTATGAAAAAGTTATTTGCAGTAGTTTTTATGTTGGTATTCGTTACGGGTTGTACCGGCCTCAATACTACCGTGGCGGTCAATGTGGCTACAGATACAGCCTTTGTTTTGGCGCTTCAGAACAATCCGAGTTACAAAGCGCCGGTTATTGATGCGTTGAATAAAATCAAAACATTCCTGAACGGTAAAGTTACTTATGATGATCTTATCCTCGAAATCTCAAAGCAGTTGCCGGACAAATACGCAGTTATCGCCGTTGTTCTTACGGGATATATCGAGACTGATAAGCCGGTTTTTGAAACTTATTTGTCAATGTTGGATTCATACAAATCTGACGTAATTAAAAAAATAGACAGGCTGATTTTATTGGCCAACGTCTAACAGGAGGTAAGATATATGCAGTTTTCAACAATTTACGGCGATGTTTGCACGGCAATAGGCGATTTGCAGCAAGCTAGACTTGCCGAAGTAAAATCAATGATTAACATGATTTATCTAGGCGAGGTCTTAAATTGCGATTTGCAAAGGCCGATGTATTGGCTACGTTTTCTCAATGATTCCATCAAAACAAAAACCGCCGACACAGTGGCCGGAGTAACAAAAGCAAACCCTGGAGTTTTGACCACGGCAGCAGACACATTCACGACCGGCGATATTGTAAGCCTGTACGCTTTAGGCGGAATGGTCGAATTAAATAACAGGGCGGTTAAGCTCACACGAACAAGCGCGAAAACCTACACAATGACGACCCTTGACGGTACGGCAATTGATACGACTAATTATACAACCTACACCAGTGGAGGAACAGTAAACCATAGGGGAGCAACATTAAGTAAGGCGGTAAGGTCTATTATTTCCGTCAATTGGCATGGTTATGTTGAGCCACTAACACCAATCACAGCGAAGGAATTAGAGACCCAAACATCTTATTGGGACGTCACCGCTTCACAACCTAAATATTACCAGCACGTTAAAACATTCTCTGCGACAGGAACAGAGGTAGACATGATCTTGTGGTTTTTGCTGCCGGACACGAATTACCAAATGCGTATCTGGTTTGAGTATTCGCCGGGAGAATTAAGCGCAACAACTGATTATCCTATACTTCCTCCGCAATTTCATCCCGCATTAACATCGGGTGCAATAGCTAGGCTGGGTGAAAATAAGGTCCAGCTTGAGGCGGGTCAAGTATGGCCTGCACTATACAAAATGCAACTAGAGGCGCTTATTTCTTATAATCGCAAATTGTGGTCGGAATACGAAACACAAAGGAGCAAACCATATTTACAATGAAGAAATCATTAATCGCGTTTTTGATTTTAATATGTTCAGTCTTTGCGCTGGCTGCGGATATTCAGTTTTATCCGTTCCCTTTTATCGGAAAGTGGAATCCGACAGAAGACCCGATGCTTATCGCGGATTACGGACTTCAGGATATTCAGAATCTACGGAAAGACGGCAAACACTTCAAGGGCGTTAAAGGTCATACCAAAATTAACACAACGGTTTTAGGTGACCTTTATGTCGTCAACGGCTTTCATTTTGTTAAAGATAAACCGGCGGAGTCTCACGTTATAGTCTATGCAGGGGACGCGACTACTCCGACAACGGGACACCTTTATCAAAATACTACTGCTATTCCTTCAGCAGGGGATTTTTCGTCGACGGTTCTTTATACTCCAACAACATTCACCGATACTTTCAGGTTCAGCAATGCCCCTTCGGGCAATATGGTTTCTTCCAACGCGGCGGAAACTCTAATCTGGGGAGGTAATGAACTGCCGGAAACGGCCTTTCTTACTTCTTACGCAACTGTAAATTATACCGTAACAAATTCTTACGACTTAAGCGACATTCTCAATAACACTTCGACCGCTGCCGATCAGGTAGCCAATTTAAGTACAGGCATTGACGCTTATACCGTTCTTTTACTGCACGGCAACGGCACGGATGCTTCAACAACTATAACCGATTCCGCCAGTGGCGGAAAAGCCATAACCGCAGTTGACAGTACCCAAATAGACACAGCCTTTAAAAAATTTGGAACAGGTTCGATTCTATTTGACGGCACGGGTGACTATGCAACTTCCCCCGATCATGCCGATTGGTACTTTGCCGCAAACCCATTTACGATTGATGCGTGGATAAAACATGGTCTGCCGACAACGGCCGATCATTATGGAATATGTGGACAATATGTTGATGCTAATAATTATTGGTATTTAGAATATTATAACAATGCAAGTGCACAGGGTTGGTTCACATTTTATATTAATGTTGGCGGTGTTTGTAAGGCCAATTATTCAACAAGTAATAATATAAATCCATGGGGTTTAGTGAATTGGTCTCATATTGAATTAGTCAGGTCGGGGACAAGTGTCTATTTATTTTTAAATGGTATTTCACAAACATTAACAGCAACAACCGCTATTTCTACAAATGAGGTCCCTAACCTTGCCGCAGTACTTGAAATAGGCGCAAGTTCTAATCACGCTAATGTGTTTGCTGGATGGATTGACGAGTTCCGCATCTCTAAAGGAATTGCAAGACATACGGCTAATTTCACAGTTCCAACAAAAGAACTCGGCAATGCTTCAAATTATTTTCTTGTCGGCTCCAAAAGACCATTGCAGGGCGTTAAATTCTACGTTTCCACAGCGAACACGGAAACCAGTACCTTAACCGTCAAAGAGTGGACAGGTTCAGCATGGTCAAGTTTAACGGCCACGGACAACACGGCTTCGGGCGGAAAGACTCTGGCACAAACCGGAACAGTCACTTGGGCATCAACGGTCAGCACTTCTAAGCAAAGATATATAAACGGTCTTTCACTTTACTGGTATCAGTTTTATTATGATGCCGGATCACCTTCAATTTATTACGTCACGGTTGACGCTCCTATTCAAACTATCAAGAATATTTGGGATGGCTCGGAGGTTTACACTGTTAAGGCCAATAAATATGATGGTACGACTTATACAGATTACACCTCATTACTGGGCGATAATGACGATACAAGCAGTTATGCAGACATAAGCTCTCTACCGACTACCAGCAGTCTTATTCTCGGCTACACTGGACGGATGCAGGGATTTGATATTAGTTTTGTCGCTACGAAAGTGAACGGAACAGACACGACCAATATGACCGTGCAGTATTGGGATGGTTCAAATTGGGTCAATGTCAACGGTTTATATGACGGCACGGCCACAGTAAATAAATCACTTAATAAAAAAGGGACGGTTATTTTTACTCCGGTTGACGAAGGACAGGAATTTAAACAGCAAATTTCAGATAGCTATCCTCTTTATTACTATAAAATAAGTTTTGCCAATACACTTGGCGCGAATGTTTATGTTTCTGAAATATACGGCATCCCCGCACCATCGGCAGTACCGGCCTATAAATTCAGTGCTAATTTCCAAAATAGACTGTTTTTGTTTAACGAAACAAATAAACAAAAGAATCAGGCTTTATACTCGGCCTACAATTCCCCGGATATTTTTAATGGTGATGATTCAGGATTGCTTCAATTCGGCGATGACACCGACTTGATTGCCGCCGCTGGAATTTATAATGTCTTCAACACTACCGGCGGCATCGAACAATTAATTGTTACCAAAAAGAATGAGACTTACAGGGTAACAGGGAGCAGTCCCGACACATGGTCGGTTCAAAGGATTTCAACAAATGTAGGTTGTATTGCTCCACTGACAATGACTTCGGCAGACGTTACGGACGTTGAGAAGGTTAAGCGTCAAGTAGCTATTTGGATGTCTGATAAGGGCGTTTATGTTACGGATGGCGCAACTGTAACTTCAATTAGTGATGATATTAACTGCTATTTCGACCCGAACAATTCAAAGTATATTCCCGCCGCCATGATGTCAAAAAGTGTCGGCTGGTATGATCCAGCCCTTAAATCTTATAAACTTCTGATTGCTTCAGGTTCAGGGTCAACTTATCTGAATACCGAACTTGAGTATTCCTTGAAATATCAGGAATGGACAAAGGTTTACAGGGTCGCGGGAGCGTCCGCAAACCCCCTTCAGTCCGGTTGGGTCGTAATGGACACCAACGGCGGTACTTATAATTACGGCGGCGCAAAGAACGGTTATGTTTACAGGTTGGAAAACGGCAACGCCTTTGACGGAACAGACATAACCTCTTACTTATGGACGAAAGATATTATCCTTGATCAGCAAATGCCATTAGCCAGAGTTGCCACAGCTAAGAATTTGAGGTTGACCCACAAAAAGAAAGCCACCGGAGAGATTACCATAACCCATTACGGGGATGGCGCATTAACCACTTCGGGAACCAACGGGCAAATGGGACCGGCGAATATCACGGCAGCAAACGCCCTTGCTCATAACTTTGATACGCAGTCCCTTCTTTTGGGTCCAAACTTGACACATAGTTTCAAGTTTTCAACGGTAGGGAATGTCACTGACGGTCAAGAATTTACTGGATTTGGTATTTGGTACGAACCGCAGACAGTTATAAGACAATAGGAGTTTGCCATGCAGTTTCAAGATATGGTTACGGCATTGATGGAAGCAAAAAGAAAAGCGCAATTGATGGGACGGTCATTGTCTGCCGAAGAAGCGCAAGGGATTGCCGGTGGGTACTTTCAGAAGGCCGCAGAAAGAAATATTCAGAATAGAGAATTGGATTTCAGGGAGAAGAACGCGGCGGATCAGTTAGCTATGGAGCGTTGGAGAATGCAGCAGATGATGAACTCTGCGGGAGCAGCCAATCAAAACCAGTTTTATAGTAATCTTTTGAAGACAGGCGGGAGTTTATACGGATTGAGTCTATTAAAATAAAGAAGGTGTAAAATGCAAAACTTTATTGACGCTTTAAGCGCGGCACGAAGAAAATCAATTTTGACCGGACAACCATTAACACAACAGGAAATAAACGGATTGTCGGCGGGATATTTTGACGCTGCTGGTAACACAAACGCCAGAAACAGGGCGTTAGCAATATCCGAGAAAAACGCTGCCGATGCCTTGGCTATGGAAAGATACAATACCGAACAGCAAATGGAAGCGGCAAAGAAAGCACAAGAAACGCAACTATATGGGAATATTCTTCAAACAGGAGCTACCGCTTTAGGCACAGATTATATGGTTTCTAAGCCGGGAGAGTCTTTAATTTCTAAAGGCGCAGGGTTGGCCAAAGACGTAGGCGGAAACGTACTTAATTACGGAAAAGATTTAATTGGAATGGGAAGTGAGGCGATTCCTACTTTCACGGAAGCATTAACTCCGGCTTTAATTGATGCAACGGGTACAGGAGCAGGCGTAAGTTTATTGCCGGAAGCGGGAGGGGCAATAATCCCCGATGCGGCATTGACAGCAGAAGCAGGGATAGGTGGGGTCGCGGCAGAGGGTGGCGCTGAATTGGCCACAGGAGCAGCAACAGAGGCGGCAGGAAGTGGTATTCTTGGCACAATTGGAGAAACAGTAGGGTCGGTAATGCCTTATGTCGGATATTATGGTTTGGCAAAAGGAGCAGGTTCTATCATTAATATGATTACCGACAACAATCCCGGATTGAAAGAAACGCCTTTTGGGAGATTAGGCGGATCATTAAAAGAACCTCTTGCCGTTGAACAATATTGGGCGGATGAACTGGCAGACCACGGAATCGGAAACCCCAGGACAAATGAAATAGTGGCTGATGTCCTTAATCCCGTTGGCGGTTTATTAACCGATACAGAAAACACGGCAAAGATGTTAGCAACAGGAGGATTATCAAATGTCAGCAGTGATACGAATGTACCGGCGGCGATCTTAACCGGCGGAGTTTCGGCGGTGTTGGGAACTTTTGTTTGTACAGAACTTTTCAGACAAGGATATTTGACGGAAGCAGTCTTTAAGGCTGATGCTGTATTCGGCTCACAAATGGATAAGGTTGAATATAATTGGTACAAGACTTGGGGAGTACCTTTAGCCATTACAATGAAGAAATCAAAACTAATAACCCGGATAGTTTCATTCTTTATGAAACCCGTAAGCCTTTATATGGCCTCTGAAATGGGAGTTGGGGAGGGTAGTTTATTCGGAAAGTTTAATTTTAAGGTTCTGCAATTAGTCTGTAGATGGAGGAATAAATAATGAACGGAAACCCTTTTTATGTACCGCCGGTAATCCCGGATATGAGCGATCAGATCATGGAATTTGGCAAGATGGCCATGCAAAAAGACAATCTGGCTCAACAGCGAATGATGGAGGAAAGACGACTGACCGGAGAAGAAACACAACGGGACAGAATGTTTAATAACGATACTGAACGATTGAATGTTCAAAAAGAAGAACTCTATTCTAAAAATCCGAATTTACGACCGTACAGCAACGGGGAATACACGAAATTACTGG